CTCGGACGCTGATCTAGGGAATTTCTTTTCCCGACCTTTGGTTATTGCCTCTTACGATTGGGGCGTTGGCGTGAATTTTGGCCAAACATTAAATCCTTGGACGCTCTATTTTGAGAATCCTCGGGTGATTAATCGTATTTCTAACTTTGAACTTCTTCGTTGTAAATTACATGTTAAAATTATTCTTAACGGGAACGGATTTCATTATGGTCGCTTAATTGCTTCCTACCTTCCGTTGCCTACTCAAGACAACTTGACGTTACGCCGAACTTTGATTCGGGAGGACATTGTTGCTGCTTCGCAGCGTCCTCATTTATATTTAGATCCAACCACCTCTCAGGGTGGTGAAATGATTTTACCGTTCTTTTGGTACAAGAACGCCCTCTCCATCACAGGGGAGGAATGGGATGATATGGGCTTGATTGACATCTTGCAACTCCAGGCACTTAAACACGCCAACGGAGCCGTTGATACCGTAAAAATTACTGTACTGGCTTGGGCAGAGGAAGTTTCACTTACAATGCCCACTCTTGCAGAACCGGGTGCTTTGTCAGCACAATCCGGTAAGCATACTAAGCCACACCACAAGAAGGGGCCTTCTAAGCCCAAGCAGGTGTCGTCGAAAGATGAGTATGGTCAGGGAATTATTTCCCTTCCCGCTTCTCTCGTAGCCAAGGCCGCTGGGGCTCTTTCCAATGCTCCAATTATTGGTCCTTATGCAAAAGCTACAGAAATCGCTGCTAGCGGTGTTTCTAAAATAGCAGCTCTTTTTGGGTACTCTAGACCTGTAACGGTTGAACCGGTACACCCTTATGTGCCCACCGTAATGGGTAACATGGCGAATACAAATATCGCCGATTCCTGTGTAAAGTTGTCTGTGGACATGAAACAGGAACTCACAGTTGATCCGAAGACAGTTGGTCTTGGTGATACAGATGAGATGGCCTTGCAATATATTGCAGGCCGAGAGTCGTATCTTGCGACTTTCCCGTGGAAGGTATCTGATGATCAGTACCGACAGTTATTTGGGACTATTGTTACTCCCACTGTCTGGGCTGAAGTGAATGATGAGATTCACATGCCGGCATGTTGTTTTGCCGCTCAACCTTTCGAAAATTGGCGTGGAAACATGATTTATCGTTTCCAAGTGGTCGCCTCTAATTACCACAAAGGTCGTTTACTAGTAGTTTGGGATCCTAAGGCTAATACCGGGACACCAGAAATGAACGTAGCTTATTCACACGTTATTGATATAGCAGAGATGAAGGATTTTTCCATTTCTGTGGGATGGGGTACTCAGTACCCTTGGTTGGCTTGCCGTCCGGCAGGCTCAGTGAATAAGGGTTGGGAGAACTCTACGGCAACGGTCGTACTCCCAGCCGCGCCACAAACAAATGGGTTTTTGCGTGTTTTCGTTTTGAACGATCTCACAGTTCCAGCCACCGATATCGATAATGATATTTCGGTAAATGTTTTTGTACGTGCTGGACCAAACATTGAGTTTGCAAACCCGATTGATGAACTTTATGAGGATTTGATCTTATTTCCTCAGTCAGGTCTTGAACCACAAGCTGGTACAGACCAAAACGTCTCTGATGAGACTACTACGGAGAATCCGTCCATTCCTCAAATGGAACCGGAGCTTGAAATATTGCCTGAATTGATGCCTACTGATGGCATTGCAGACTCCACGATGGGAGAGGCTATTTCTTCATTTAGAACGATGTTGAAGCGTTATACGCTCCATCGAACTATCGGATTCGAAACCAGGG